TTATCTTGTCCCGATTCTAGAAATCCTGTTTCTTGTGGAGTTTCTAATAATTGTCTAGCTCTTGCATTAAAATGATTATTAATAGTTTTTGAAAATGCTAAGTGTTGATTCATAAATTTATCATTTACTGGATTACCATTTACATTGCCAGCAAGTAAATTCTTTTGATGAGTTATTAATTCTTCAAGTGTATACTCATCTTTACTCATTGCAAGATATGTTAATCCATCCATATGTCTTGTAAAAGCATTAAACATAACTCGTTGTTCTTCTGTTGGATTTTTCCCTTCCCATGTTGGAAATGAATCTTGAAATGCATCTGGGCCTTTAGCTAGAACTGATTCAAGGTTGTTTATATATGTAGATGCAATAGTATTCATTCTTTGAATTTCTTCATTTTTACCAATATCTTGTCCAATAATATCTCTTTTGAATTTTGTATGTTTAGTTCTGGCATAATTAATAAGGTCTTGCATAACTGCTAATCTAATAGCGATTACGTCATCGTTGCTACGATTAGGATCATTATTATCTCTACCAATACCAGCATTAAGTAGATATTTACCTCCTGCTTTATCATCTTCTAATTTTGCAGGATCAGCTATCCATACATCTTGACCTTGAGAATTCTTTGCTAATTTACCAAAATTTAATAGTATATCTGATGGGCCTCCAATACCTGAATCTGCTAGTGCTATCATTTTTTGTTGAAAATCACTTGCTTTTGCTTTTTTAATTTCAGCTTCATATTTCTTTTCAACATTAATTTTTGCTCTTGTTTTAGCTAATATAATATTGTTAATGTATTCTTCTCTGAATTCTTTATTTTTAGTTATTCTTTGAAGTTCCGTACCAGATTTTGCTCTCCAGTTTCCTTTTTCGTTCTTTTTCGCATATGTTCCAATATTTCCATCAAAGTCTTCAGCAAGTTCTATAGCAATTTCAGATAATTTATTACCCAAATCATTTAATCTAGCGGTTTTATCTTCTGCATCTAGAGTTTTCTTTTCACTCTCAGCTTCTTTTAATCTTCTGACTTCTTCAGAAAAAAGAATCTGGTATCTTTGTCCAGAAGGAATTTTACCCCATTGTTCGTCATCAGATATTCGTTCCCATAATTCATTAAAATCAAATGTTTTTGCTTTATATGTTTTTCTAATAAATTGTTGTAAATTAAAATTCTGTTCATTTAATTCAATTGTATTACGTTTCTTAATAGTTTCTACACGGAGTCTTTCTTGTTCAGTAAAAAAGAATTTGTCATAATATATTGAATCTAAAGTAAATGTATCTCCATTTTCATCTTTATATTTGTAACGACCTTTAACTGCTTCTGATAATGCTTTTTCTCTATTTATTTTTGGGTCTGTACCTTCTTTAACATTATGGTATTGAGATAAAAATTCTGCATTCAACATCAATTGTCCTGCATGTAATTTTTTATCTATAACTTCTTGTTCACCCCATGTGCCAACATTACCTAATTCTTCAATATTTTGGAAATGCTTTAAACGTAATTTATTTGCTTCAACTTGTCCTGCATATCTATTGTCTGTGGTCTGATATGCTTTTAATAAATTTTTCTTGTATTCATTTTCATATCTGTTCATTACTGCAAGAGTCTGCTTAGATTGAACAGTTTCTACTTCTCCCATCAAACCACTTATAATATCAACATCCATTCCCACCCATTGATCTTCTATCATTTCTCTTACATGATCAGGAATATCATCAGGTAATAGCATGGGACTAACATTATGTTCTAAGTCTTTACCAATATTCAAATCTGTTCTACCTTCAAGATCAGTAGTTCTGTATTTATCAAGTACCTTTTTAAGATTTAAATGTTCGTATCCAGTTAAGGGAAGTTGTGTAGCAATCAGTTCCTTTATTCTTTGGGTATCTTTCATTTTATCTATTAAAAGACCTTTAGCTTGCAGTACATTGGCAGTCTTTTCAGATTGTGCATAGGCTTCCTGATAGTTTTCAAGCCCTTCACCCAATGCTTTCATAATATTTGCAACACCAAACATCTGGTCAGGTACTTCTGAAGGTCGAGTAAAGTCAGTTCTTGCAGGTTGAACCTGATATATCTTACGATCAGAAGGATATGATTTTGGATTGCTGTATTGTGGTTTAGTTAGTTCTGCCATAGTTATTTATTATATCCTCTCCATGAACTAGATAATTTATTGCCATGCCATTTCCAATTTCTATTACTCTTTCTTTGTATAACTTGTGGATGGGACATCCATTGACTATTTACTCTTTTTCCTTCGTATGCCCCTCTACCGGATGATGATATATTTCTAATATTACTAGCTTGACCACCAGATAGTGATTTATTATAGACATTTCTTCCAGATTGCATTCTACTTAAATTTACAGATTTATGGCTTCTTTGAGCATCAGTCATTCCTTTAACTGCTCCTGCACCTTTAATTACTTTATCTGTTGTACCTCCAACAGTTGGAGTATAGTAGGTAGCTACTGCTTTGATTGTATCTGCGGCAAGATTCATTCTAGCATTATCCATAGTTCTTTTAGCATCTCTTTCCATACCTTTAGCATAAGCGTTTGCTTGCTTCCATTCTGTCTTATTATGTGCTTCAGTTTGTCGTCTATTAGCTTTCATTGCATTCTTGGTATTTAATATAGCACCCATTTGTGCATGTAATCCTTCCTGTGCTATATTTGTCAATACTGCTCTAGGTGTTCCACTTTCTACTATTGCACCACTACCACCAGCGGCGGCTGTTGCAGTACCTACAGCTTGATTTGCTGATCTTTGAATATTACTTGCCGCTTGGTGTCCTTGTTCTAATATACCAAATTGTGTCTGCCGGGATTCTAACTTTCTTTGATTAATATTATATCTAGCAGTCAGCAAACTATTTCTACCAGCCTCCTGCATATCTCTGGATGTACTTTGTGAGCCTAAAAAACTACTTGCTCCTTTTGCTGCCGCCGCTATTGCTAGTGCTGTTGTAAATACTGCCATCAGGAACCTCCTGTATCAGCTTCAATAACAAGTGCATTTAACTGCATTGGAAATGGCCCATTTGAGATAATGTTTAAGTTATGTTCTTCCCAACCTATTCCAGATAATGATAGTTTTCTCATACCGGAGAATAAAGGTATCTGTCTTCCCATTGCATCTACTGTTGTTCTAAATAGTAATTCTTCTGATAAATTATTGTATTCTAACTGTATTCCTAAAGATTCTTCAACTAATACTGCAACTTTTATTAATCGTTTAGTATATGAAAATTGATTCTCTGGAGGAGATGGTTCAAGTGTTTCTATTTCTGCATCATATCCTAATCCTGTTACATGCTCATTTCCTTGAGTATGGCTTAATGTAATTTGTTCAGTACCACCTGTAGCAGTAACAGTCATATCATTATGTTGCATTCCTTCATAATAAATTTGAACTACTTCACCTTTTAAATGTGCTAATGTATTAATTATTTTATCTGTGGCTACTGCACCTGTAACAGAACTATCGGAAAATACATACTCGTTTCTGGTTAATGCACCTTCAGTCGGGAATCTTCCCAATGTTTCAGCATAATATTTATCTACTCCATCAATGGTTCGTTTAACTTTAAACCATATCTGGTCATGGCTTGCAGTTGGTATCATTTCCATATCAACTACTTTAGCATGTCCTTCTGTTTCATCAGAGATGCGTGGATTCCTGCCTGATACTGCTTCTGTTGTATTTGCTAATCCAGATGAATCTAAATCTGTAGTAATCTCTGTATCTGTACTTCCATTGACTATAACATTCATTACTCGCTGAGTAGAATTCCAATCACTAATAGAATAACCTGAAACAACTACATTCTTATCTAAAGTATAAAGACTTGCCCAATCTCCATCTACAGTATAAATAGTTGGTTTATGCCATGAATGTGTACCTGAACCATCATCTGTCCATAATATATCTGCTCCACCAGAAGTTAATGCAAGTTTAAATGTATTGGTTGTTTTATTAACGACATAATAGTTTGTACTTAAACTAAGTCCTGTAGGTAAAGTACCAGTTGTAGTTAATTGAACTATATTAGTATTAACTAATCCATGAGCAGTATCAGTAAATAATATTTTGTTTCCTGAATCTGCAACTTCATCTGCTTCACTATCACTAACAACAACTTCTGCATTAGCAGTTGATTGTAATGTAGTTATAATTTTTCTATATATTGAACCACCCAATAGATGTTCTGACCAAGCCTTAAATTCTGCACCCCTGTCATAACTTAATGTTAAGAGTCTTCCATCTGCCATCATAAACCAGACTAAGTTATTTGGTCTTTCCTGCCACACCATTTTCTTAACTTCAGAGGATTTAATAATATCATAACCTTTCATTGATATTTTACTTGCCAACCATTGATTGGTTGTTCCTCCTTCCAACTCTAGAGATTGTACATCCTTTCCTCCAATTTGTGCATATAACAATGCATTTGAAACAACAATTGGTGCAGTATCAGTTGCAGAGAATGAAGTTTCTCGGTTAATTGTAAACCTAAATGGTGTAACTGTTAGATTAGTTTCTGCACCATAAAGCATGAATACTCCAGCAGAAGTACCCATTGTAAGTTTCTTTGATTCTGCCAGCCATTTTATTTCATCCAATGTATCTGAGTCCAGAGTAAATGTAAGAGAACTGCTGTCAATTACTATTTCTGTTGCAACTCCATCATTAAATGATTGCTGAGTACCCTGATCTGCAAGTACAGTAGGTGCAAATGAATAAAACTGTGCAGTTTCAGAAAGCCAGATAGTAGAAGGTTGAAGAGTAGTTGCGGCAAGTACCATACGTTGCTGATATATTTGTGCAACATGGGGCCATCCTTCACCATCACTAAATGCACCTAACCTGAATTCTGATGTACCATATGTTCCTCTTGTATTGGAAAGTTCTGTTTTAGTTGTAATGGTTATAATACCATTTGTTCCAGAATTATCTACTCCTGTAATTACACCCCAACACCATTTTATCCCACCAATTAGACTGCCAGCTTTCGTTAATGGATTAATTCTTATTAACCTACCTACATCATCTGGATCTTTAAAATAAGTTTTTGTTGCGGCTTGTGAGCCAGAACCATTATTTACAAATAACTTTAATTCTATCCCTGTAGTACCTCCTGCATAAGCTAATTTATGTACTTTTATGGCGGCGTTTGAAGTGGTAGTAACAGGATCATCTTCATATAATTCAAATTTTCTTATTGCACCACCATCAGAATCAGAGAATTGGAAACTTGTGCCAGTAGAAGAAACAACAAAACGATCATCTAAATTAAATACATCTGTTCCAGTATCAGTTGCCGCATCATTCATTTTTGTCTGTGTATCACTTGCTGAACCTGATCCTGTACGCTGTCTTACGTTGCCCCAACCAGTTCCACTTGCCCTTAATGCTATTTTTTGTCCAGTTTGCAATCCATGATTAGCTAATACTAGGGAATCATCTACAGTATTAAATTCTACTGTTCCTACCTCTATTAAGTTAGAACCTACAGTTGGTTCAGTTACAAGTTTTAAACTAAATCTTTTAGCTACATCATCTTCTGACCAGACATTAATAGCTTTATAAGGCCCATCTGTCATCACAAATTCATCAACAGTCCAAAGACTGTCATCTGCTGATCTGGTTCCAGAAGTAACTAGAGTTCTAAATATTCGGTAAGGTTCTTTATCAGGACAGCAAACAAAGATTATGTCGCCACTTTGAGTAAACTTTAATGTTAGAAGTTGTGCGGCAGTCCAAGGGATTGTACTTGCAGACTCATATATATTAGTTGCATGTGTAGTACCGGGAGTACCTGTTCTTTGTTTTAATAATGTATCTTGTGACCAGATTCGGAGATACCCTGTGGAAGAATAAACACCTAGTTCTAGTATGTAGGTATTATCTTTATCTTTAAAGAAGGGAATGAAAATAGCAGTAGGGTCTTTCAGTTCTTCTATAAAATTAGTGCCGGGGCGTTTAACAACTGGCCCTGACAGCACAGGAATCATATTCTTAGAGCTTTTGTACCCATAATGGTAAAACTCTTCAATAGAACGACCCTGAAGACTTTTTGCTAATACACCTTCTGTAAATTTAGGTTGAAGAAATTCATACTTCATTTAGTTTTCCATGCTTGCATATCAACTTCATACCCAATAGTAGGAGTATTAAAAGTTCTATGTGTAACAGAATATCTACCTTTTTTAGAATCAAGCCACGAAGAGCGTTCTCTGTGTTCTGGAGTTCTATCATTGGAATTAGCAGATCGTGCTTCTTGGAGGGATATTACATATTTTTGCATCATTTCCTGTTTTAATCCCTGCTTGCTTGTTAGTGTTTCTGCTACTTCTACTGCAAGTTTCATTGCTACAGCTTCTGCAAGTAAGGAATCAAGATTATTAATATCGGTAGGAGTTGCTACATATAGGAGATATAAGGATGTTTCATTTGATAAGAGATATTTCTTCTCA